CTATTTCTAACTTTATCACTAAAACCTACACCATCAGGATCAGAAAGAGCATGATTTTCTCTATCAACAATACCAGTCATGATACCATCATTGACAGGTCCACCTTTTCTAAACATTGGTCTTTTAAATATTTTACTCATATTAACTAAACGCTCTATATACTCCAGCCAATGTAGCACCTGCACCTAAAGCAGTTTGTAAAGCTGTTGGAGATGGTGTCATTTGAGTCTGAGTTGAACCAGGGTAACCTGCGATTAATCCAGTAATCCCTGAACCCAGAGCTTGTGTAGCTTGAAGTGGTTGATTTAATTGTTGTTGTAATAATTGTTGTTGTGCTGATAGTTGTGCTTGTTGTTGAGCTTGATTAATACCACCCAATGTTTGTAAAGCTCCAACATCTTGACCTAAAAAAGCTTGACCGGCTTGACCTAATTGTAATTGATTAGCAATATTTTGTTGAGCTAACTGTTGAGCTTGACCAAAACCTTGTTGTAATAGTTGTGCTTGTAATGCAGCTCTGTTTCTATCTGAAGATTGTTGATATTCTGCTCTTTGAACACCTTCACGTCCTCCACCAAATGCACCAGCTCCTACTGCTTGTGCTGCTAATGCTGGTATTCCTTTTTGTGCTTGTACATCAAATTCTTTTAACGTTGTATCAATAACATCTTTTTGATACGGTGACATAAACTGCTGATAACCAGTTGGTCCAGCAGAGGCTTGAGCTGCTTGAAGAAAAGGTTTATATCCACCTATTCCAGCAAGTGCTGTTTGTTGTGCTTGTTGTTGTAACTTATCGAGTCCTGCCACAAATTGTGGACCAAATATTTTTGTAAGATCAGCGTCTTTATAATCACCTGTTACTTGTTGCAACTGAGCTATAAATGGTTTTGCAGCTGCTTCTATAAATTCAGGTGGTTGATTTACTACTGTTGATACTTCAGCCATTATGCTCTCCCACTTTTTTCTAATTTTTTCATCATATCGTACATACGCTGTGCTCCTTTGTTGACATTACCATCGCCCATACCTCTTACAGCATCAGCTGTAAATACGAATTCATTGTTTGCTAACATCGCAGGGATGTCATCCGCTTTTTCTTTTACACCAACTGGAGGAATAAATCCACCTGTTTCTCTAAGATCTAATTCTGTAACTCCCGCAGGGTTTTTATTTAATGGTAGATTCATGATTCCGGCTGCTTCTATAGCATTTTGTTCCGGATTACCTAAAGCATATCCTATTCTACCACCATTTGCTACGTTCGTTCTATTCATATCTTGATTATACTCTGCTAAATCTATATCCACTTGTTCGGCAATAGCTGCATCTTCATCTGCTGCATCAGAAAATGTTTTTTGATTTTTATATGCATTAATTAATTTACTTCTTAATGCTCCAACATCTCTAGTAATACCCTCTGGATCACCTTGTTCTTCAGCTGAGTTTAGTAATCCAGCTAATAAAGAACCACCAGCAAATGCTTTTAAAGTACCACCCATAGTAGCATCACCTGCTTTTTTATTAAACACTTCAGGCAGACCTTTGGTTGTAATAAAATCGGTTATTCTTCCTTGAAAAGGATTGCCAAATAGTGGATTACCTTGAAGTATATTACCACCAAAATATAACATTGCTGCTTTACCTAATGGTGATTTAGCTATTTTTTTAACACCTTTTACAGCGCTTTTAATGCCTTTACTAACACCTTTAACAAGTTTACCTAAAAAATATCCTTGTCTTGGAACAGCTTGCATTATTCCACCGTTCTCTCTTAATTGTCTGGGTTGTAATCCTCGTGATATCGCCATAATTTAAATATATTTATACTGTTGAGCAGGCGTAGAATCCTGTAAATATAATACTTTATTTGATTTTTTGATTATCGTCAACAGATTTTGCTTGCTCTAATAGATCAAAGAATCGACCACAATATTGATGGTCTCCAACATGAGTTATATAATCTAAAGCGTATATATAAATTTCTCCTCCCATATCACCCCATCTTTGACAGAAGCCAAAATCCTCACCAAAATATCGTTTAGTTTCTATATCATGTAATGTATCAAATAAATTAAACATATTATCTTTTTTTTCTTCTTTACCATTTATAATAGTTGGTTGATATATCTCTAACTCTGGATGATGTTTAATCATTTTTTCAAGAACTTCTCTTTTAATTAACATACATCCTGTAGGAGCATGAGTTACTTTAATAACACCATGTTCCATTTTTAGTTCGTTGTCTCCAACTTTTATTGGAAACACATGAGCTGCTTTTAATACATCATCTTTTGTTTTAATTAAATTGGTTTGTTTCATTGTCTTCCACATTTTATCTGTATCAAATGTCTTCATTGGATATGGACAAGAGATAATATCTTTATCTGCGCCTATCATTTTAAATATAGTATTTGATTCAAAATCAATATCGGAATCAATAAATAATAAATAATCATAATGATCTTTGTGATTTAAAAATTCAGCTACACATAAGTTTCTACCTTGAGTAACTAACGACGATTTAAGTAATGTAAAACTAACCAATATACCTTGTTGCATACATTCTTGTTGAAACTTTAAAACAGCTTGAGTGTAATGCATAGATACTTCACTATGACAAGGAGTGCAAACCATTATTTTTGCTTTTGGATTATCTAACATTGCACCTATGTTAATGGTTTTAACGTTTGAATTTACCTGTTCTATTTTTTCAGTTTGATAAGTATCAGAATTAACGTTTGTTTCTTTTTTTTCAGAAAACCATATTGGTTCATTATTTTGCATTTAGTGCTCCTGTTAAAAATCTTGTCCATGCTTGTCCTTTTACTTTCCAATCGTAAAACCTATTTACGTAATTTTGTTGCATCTTTAAATGATCCTGGATGCCTGAATTATGAAGCATATCTGCAGAAGTCTCTATAGCTGCAGCAAATTTTTTTGCTAAACTTTTATAATCATTAGAGTAAGGTACACACATTGAAAACTCTGCACCTGTTTCATATATAGCACCAAAGTTAGTTGTAATACAATATAGACCAGCTGACATAGATTCTAATAGTGATATACAAGATGTTTCCTCCCAAATACTTGGATACACAAATAGTCTATAATCTTTTAAATGTTTTTTAATGTATTCGTTTGGTTTGTAACCAATGTAATTTACATTAGATAATTGTTTAGCTTGATCATATAAACTTTGATAATGTTTATCATTAACTTCTGCAAAATCTTTTCCATACACTTCGCAAGAAGAATAAACATCTAAACTGATTAATGGATTTTTAATTAATTGCATAGCACCTAACAACACAGATAAACCTCTCCATGGAGTGCAGTGGTGTATTATTTTTATTGGGTCACCTTGTTTATACGTAGTAATCACTGGTTCTATATCTTCTATACCATTTTTAATTACAAGACATTTTTCTGTTGGTAAATCAAAACGTTTTGTAAATTGTTCAAAGTTCCAATTAGAATTAAATACATACCAATCATATTTATTGTGATTAGATTTATCTTTAAACCAATTAATTAGATTAGGTTGATCCCATGAATTTTTTTGCCAAAGTATATTTAACTTAGTTGGATGAAGTGGTATTTTTTCTGGAACAGATGTACATATCTCTACTTTATTTAATAAACTAGGTTCTACGTGTTTTCTTAAATATTCAAATTGAAGCTCTGTCCCGCCTCTAGGTTTTTGGTTCATTATCTTTTTTCATAACTTTCTGTAATAAGTTTAATCCTTTCGGTGATACTACTACTGTTAAATCTTGAGCAATATGCTCTGCAACTGTTTCAGTATTGGGATCAGCTATATCAGCTTCTTTCTCTGCTTCGTCTTTATATATTTTATTTGTTCTAGTGTTTCTTATTACTACTGTTGTAGTACAATTAATTTTTAATATATCATCTGACATTATCCGTTCTCCTGTGATCTATCTATTAAAGCATAACTAATAGCACCTTGAATTTTATTACTACCTGTTGCTGCTTGCACAGTTATAGCATCTCCTGCTTCTAAATTCAAGCCTTGAGGTGCGGCATTTACTTGCGATTTAGCAGGCACATCGTCTCTAAAAAATTCATATTCAGCGCTTGAATCAGATGAATCAACAAGATTCATATTTACTAAAATAGCTGATGATGCATCGTTGTTCGCACAATAAACACTTTTAACTATGATTTGTCCATCAGCAGGACAAGTAAGCACAGTTGCTTTAGCTGTATCAACTTGTTTAAAACCTTGATTTTTATATCTTATTGTCATGATAAAAAGTAATTATATGCATCTTGCTCTTCTTTCAAGTCATTTTGAAAAGAAAAATTAAGTTGATCTTTTAGAGTAGATAAAGATTCTAAAATTTGTCTTTGATTTTCTACATCATAGTCTTGTTTAGGTTCAGGTATATATGCAGTTACTTTAGCCATTATCTTCTACCATCTGGTTTTGCATCTAATCTAAAAGTACCATAACGCCAAGTTTCTCCAACTGCATCGTTTTCTATTTTAAGAGCTATTAATCTTGCTCTTGCACGTGTATTGATTTTATCAGTTGTTGACGTAACTGTAAAAGGACCAAGTGGTGAGCTTGTAGCTGTATTGTTTGGATAATTATTTAAGAGTAAAGTAATTTTTGAATTACCTTGTAATAATTTAAAATCAGGTATGAATCGTCTTACGGACATAATAAATTCACCATCACCTCTAAGATCAGCTATTCCAGTTGTTTGACCCAAAGCACCTTGTCTAGTAGTTATATCAAAATCACCTGATCTAATAAATGCATCAATAGAAGTTGTACCTGAAGAATTTACTTGATCGGTTCCGGTTTCATGAGCATAGTAAGTTGATGCTCCATAAGTTGCTGTAATACCTTGAATTGGAAAATTAGGTACAGCAGTTTTATTAAATTCTGTTGCATGAGGTAAATCGAAAAGTCCTTGATCAATATAAGAAGTTCTTGCAAGCGAACTAGTGGTCCATACATTTTCTGAATAATTATAAGTAACACATCTATCTATTTGTGAAGAACCAAATTTAGGATAAAACCAATTAACTTCAGTGTATAAAGAATTATGTTCTGCATAAACTAGTTGATTTGAACTATAATTTATTCCTAAATTATCTCCGCTAGTTGTAAATACAAAGTCCTCAACTAAACAAGGTATACTTTTTACTGTACCATCAAATACAAAAAATCCACCTTCACCTGACATCCAAAATACTTTACCATCAGAATAACTCAATGCATTTTGACCAATCAATCCACAGTTTGTACCTACCTGTCTAACACTAAATGTAAATGGTGGACCAACAAATTGAATTACATATGCTGATGTGTCTGTTAAAACTAGAGTGTAGTCTTTACCAGATACAGCTCCTATAATTTCATTACCTTTATCTAATCTAAATGTACCTGCAGTATTAGTTGAAGTTGGTGTATAGGTATTAAAATCTTCTTGATTTGAAAATCTTATAAACATTGGATCCTGTGTCGTTGAATCACCAAGAGTGGTTTCAGTTCCAAAATGAAATACGTGTCTATCTCTATCAGATACTTGAGTTAATCTTGTTTTAGTAGGAGCACCGGACATGACAGTGGCTCTATTTGATCTAGGACTTGCTGCACCTGCATTCCATGTAAATGTTTTACCATTGTGAATAGTTGCAATTAATATTTGACCAAAATTATCTAGTGACCACATACCCGGATCTAAGATCACACCACTAGTTGTACTAGCAGTTCCCCATGTGCTTGATCCCCATGTAGATGTTCCCCAACCTAATCCAGCAGTTTGAAATGTAGGACCGACTACTTCATAAGGATTTATTTGTGCGGATCCTGTACCTGATGTGCTTCCAGCCGAATTAGAAGGCATTGTTATTTGAAATGTATTGTTTGTTTTATTTAGAACTTCAAAAGTATTATTTTCAAAATCAGATGTTGCATAGCCTGAACCTGTTGGAACTGTAACTGATGAAAATGTTACATATCTTCCGTTTAATAATCCATGTGATGTTTTGTTAACAGTAACTGTAGCAGAACCTGTTGATGCATCAAAGGTAGCTCCAGTTATAACATCGTCATCTAAGGGAGTAATATCAAAAAATTCTTCGTTATAATATAAAAACAAACCTTGTGAAGTTCCTATAGCTATATATTTTTCACCATTTATAGCAGCAAAAGAATGTTGTGCTCTTGCAACACCAGGTAAGGTATTATTAGAAGTTGTACGTTGTGACCAACCACCTATTTTTTCTGGTAGTCCATATCTAAATCTAACAAAATCACCATCTATCCATTGAGACTCACCTCCTGAGTCTGTGATCATTTTATTAAAACCGGGTTTAAAATTAAGTTTTTGCAGCATATTGTCATTCTACTTTATCAATTATCAAATTCCAAGATAAATTATTTAGCAATTCATCTACATTAAAATCTTTTTTATCTTTAGATTTCACATATTCATTTAGTTCTTCAGTATCAAATATGATCCATTGATTAATAGCTTCAAAAACCATCTTATCAGATTTTGATTTAAAGTAACCTATTTTTTCAACCCTATTATTAGCCTCTTTTAAAGGTCGTATATCAAACTTAAAAATTTGATTTCCATTTTTTAGTCTACCTTCTACGTCCCAAATTTCATTTTGTTTTTGTTCTGGAGTAGCTAAAGTAGTTTCTGATAAAAGCTCTATAAATTTTTTCATAATATTATAAAGGAGACAGGGAGGTGTGGTGGTGCCCTGTCTCCATCATAATATACTATTTTTTAAACCAAGGTGGAAGACCTAAATGTGGACGTTTATCAAACATGTTATCTTTTGCGCCTGGTGTTTTACGGTTGTTATAATGTAGAAATACTTGTACACATTCTTTGCCTTTGAATTTTTCTCTCCAATGTTCTAGTTCACAACCAGAGTATACTAACATATCACCTTGTTTTAAATCTACCTTAATACCTTTCATATTTTCTTTACCAGATGGCTCTAAATATATTGGCCAATCATCACCACCTAAATTCATTGTAGTAGATATTTCACAACTAAATCTATCTTTGTGTCTTTTTAATTCATCACCTTTTTTATATATTCTAGCATAAGTATAAGCAGGATATAATTTAAGACCTGTTACTTCTTCCATCTTAGGTTGACATTTTAACATTAATGTTTCCATAGCAATATTAGAATACTGACTATAAGTATCTGGTATCTGTTGATCTTTACCTTCATAGTGACCAATTAATTTTTCAAACGGTGAAATGTATCTTTTTGCTATACAGGTATCATAAACTTGTTTTTGCATACTAAAATAATTTGCAATAAAAGCCGCTAGTTCTTTTGATATTGCTTGACGAATAACTGTATACTTTTTCTTTTTAAACATGTTTTATTTAAATGTTATTATTAATATAACTCTTGTACCTTCTTTTGGAAAATAATGATAGTGTGGTTTATTCTCAAAACAAACACCTTTAAATCTTTCAGGTTTTATTTTTATTTCTTTTTTATTATTTTTTATTACAGTGTATGATTGTTTGTCACAATCATTTAAATAAACTATTAATTGTTTATGATCATAGTCATGATCTTTATGAACATCACATTTTTCAAATCCATTATTATAAGATAAATTAAAAGCTATTCTTAACAGTTCTTTATGTTTAATATTATTTTTTTTACAAAAAGAATTTAAGACATCAATACAAAAACTAGCTTCTATTGAATTAAATTCTTCTCCTTTTTTTCTTTCTTCTGGTCTTCTTAAAACAGTGTGACTTAAATATGGTTTTTGTTTTTTAGATTTAACAGTATTTTTTTGAAAGAACCAAGGTATGTGCACATTTAATATATTATCATTAATATGTTTTATTTGTTTTTCATTTAAAAAATTTTTATCTTCTACAAAAAACATATTAAATATCTTTCGCTAATACTTTTTCTACTGCTTGAATATTCCAATGTATAAATCTGAATGGATCAATACCATAATCAATAACAAATTCATGTTCTAAATAACCAGGAAAAATAACAAGTGTTCCTGGCTTTATATCAAGTTTAATTAAATCATTTATATAAACTGCATTTTCTTTTTGTTTTAATTTTGTAGCTCTTGCTCCTGTTCTAGGTTCGTGAAATACTGGATAAGATGTTTTATCGCTACACTTTAAAAAGTAAAAACCTGATACGTGTTGATTCCAATGTACATGAGCTGAATGATGTCCACCTTTTTTAGCAAACTCTTGTACCCACATCTCAGTGAAAAAAGTTTGATATTGCTGCATATCAAAACCTTGCCAATCTAAAAACTCCCAAGACTTTTGACCAACATAATTTCTAAAATCTAAAAAGTTATTATCTAATGTTAATGGTGTTGAATGATGTGATAATCCAAAGTCACCATATTTTTTTATATGTGTTTTGTTTCTATTTCTTGCTTCTTTAATGTATTTGTTAGAAGCTTTATTTAAAGATTTTACAAACTCTGGTTTGTATTCTACCCATATGGGTGTTCTAAAATATTCTAATAGTTTTATATTATTCATAAGTGTACCAACCTGTTATTATATATTTAGTTTCTGTTGAAAATTTTCCTCTGTGTGCATGAGTCCAAAAAGCGGGAAATAAAATTGTAGTTCCTTGTCTTGGTTTTATTTTTTCTTTTTGGTAAAAAAATTCTGTTTCTCCTCCATTCTTTACAGTATTTAAAAAAGTGCTGTACACTAATATTCTGTCTCTGCTATCTTCAAGTCCTGTTGATTCTGAATGCCAACCAAAATAAGCTTCACCTGGTTCGTACTTTTGAATCTTAACATTTTTATATATATTCCAAGGTTCTTGTCCTCTATCTATATAAATATATTTTTTTATATATTTATTTTTTATTGAGGTTAGATGAATAAAATATTCTCTCACACGAGGATCATTTTTATTCAAAAATAAAGATGTCATCAGTACATCTTGTTTCTTCTCTTGATGTTTGTCATTACTTTTTTCAAATACGTTTATTAAATCTTCACATATTTTTTTATTTATTTTATCTTTATATATAAACATTTATTTATAAGGATATCCAAGATTCCACATGACTAATGAATATCTAGTTCCTTCTGTTACAGGTTTAACTCTATGCCATACAAACGATGGAAAAACAATTATAGACCCTTTAGGTAATATTTCTTTTGCTTGTCTTAAATGTTTAGCTTCTTCTCTCATAGGAGGTTCGTAATCTCTAAAATCAAATTCTAATTCACCACCTTTATATTCAGAACCATCAGTTAACTGACAGGTCATAGACAGTTTTCTAATTTTACCATGATCTAATGGCCAAGTGCCATCAGCATTTTGTTTTCTAGTATAAGGTTTATCCCAAGAATCAGAATGCCAATCGTAATATTGATTGAGTTTATATTTGGTAAATTGAATAGACTCTGATCTATCCCATTGAAAATTCCAACCAGCATTTTTATTTGCTTCGTGAATATAAGGAGTTAATTCTTTATATATCCATGGGTCATCTAACCAAACTAAATCAGAGTTTCTTTTTCTTTTTAAATTTTTAACTTCATTTTTATCTAAAGGCTTGTCACCTTTTTGTCTTTCATAACCACCAGTAAGAGCCATTGACTCTTTTTTAGATAATCCATACGCAATAATATCATCACATATTCTAGGAGGTATTACAGAGGTAAAATACCAATAGTAATTAGATAGATTCATTTATTTTAAATATAATCGTAAGTTATTGTCTGAATAAAATTTAATGATTTATCTGTATGCTTATTAGAAATAATATACATGTTAGTTGTAGGAAACATTATGAACATATTATTTTTAAGTTCTATATCCCAACTTCTTCCCTTACGTCTATTGTCATCATAATAGATTTTAATAAAACAATCTTTTACTTCTACTCCATATAGTAATGCAAAGTCTGCAGAGTTTTTTAAATCTACTGGATCAATTTCTTTCAAAGGTTCTGTAGTTTTTTTAGCTGCATAAACATTTCCCCAAGTCTCTTTATTTATTAAACCTTTTTTATGTTTAACATTAAAAAAATCTTTTATGTAAGTATTTAATAAATCCCAACTTTTATTAAATATAAATTTTTCATTTTTAATAAGTGATTCTAATATATCTGATTTTAGTTCATTGTGATTAATTTCAAAACCTTTAGGCATTGAAATATCACCATAATATAATGCTTGCTCTGTTAATACTTTCTTCTGCATACCACCACCTTTTTTAATTTATATTGAAATATCTGTCAAGTCCCAACCGGTTGTGTTATCTTCTTGATAAGCATTTTCATTCCATTGATATACCCATGCAGCAGTTTCAGCATCATTAGCTGCTTGTTGTTCCGCAGTTAATGCAGGAGCGTCAATAGGAGCTTTCCATTTAGCATTTGAAATATCTTTTTCCCAAGATGGAAAAGGTTTTTCAGGCCAAAAAATTTGATTTGTATTATCCCACTCACCACCTATCGTAGCGTAGTTTCCTCTAAAAGGTGTACCACCTTCTCTATGTGTATTTTCATATGTATTGTAAGAAGTTTTAATCCAAAGATGTGCAGGCCAATTATTATGTGTTTCTAAATATTGTTGACCTAAAGATTCAACTTCAACATTAGCATCGTTAGTATTATCTTTATCATCTAATGCTAATACTTGTAACACTTGGTTTTCTTCTGATATTTTTGCGTAATGTGCCATAGTTAATCCTTATTGATATTTATACCTTATTACCACTATTCCAGATCCTCCTGGTTTATTGGCACCACCTCCGCCACCACCCATATTGGTACTTCCTGGGTTTCCGCTTGGGCCACCATCTCCACCGCCACCAACACCTCCTGGTCTAACTGCTTGAGGTCCATATAGTGTATGATTACCTCCACCGGCACCACCTGCAAAATATCTTGTTGATCCTACCGGTCCACCTTCTCCTCTACTTGGAGCAGCGGGACCTAAAAATGTATTTGGAATATAAGAACCAGATCCACCAGTACCACCCAATGCATTTAAGTTAGCACTATTACCAGCACCTCCAGCGCCGCCGCCACCGCCGCCACCGTTATTTGATACTCCGCCTGATCCTCTACCTGTTCCTCCTGGGTTTCCTTGAGGTGGACTCACTGGTGGTGAATTACCACTACCACCTGGGTCATCTCCATCTTGTCCACCACCTCCGCTTCCGGATCCTCCTGGATTTCCTGGGTTTGCCCCAGAACTTGGTCCACCTCCACCACCTGTGGATGTTATACTAGAAAAAACTGAATCACTACCTTTGGTTTGACCACCACCGCCACCACCAACTGTGATTGGGTAAGCTTGTGCTGAAGCTGTTAAACCTGATACTGGAGCTAGTAAAGGATTGGGAGTAGGATAACAACTTGAAGATCCTCTAAATCCTCCACCACCGCCACCACCATATTGTTTGTTAGCGTAAGATCCTGGATTATTTTGACCACCACCGCCACCACCAGCGACTACAAAATAGTCTAATGTATCTGATCCTGCTGGATTACCTGCACAAGAAACTGTAAATGTTCCTGGTCCTGTAAATGTATGAATTTTGTAATCACCATCAGTTGTTTCTGTTCCGCCTGATGCTGAAATAAATGCTGCATTTGTAGCGCATCTAAATTGTCCTATCGCTATTTGACCTGAACTTGGAATAGGTCCGTTAGGTGCTGGTGCTCCTGAAGAAACATTTGATCCTCCTGCATAATATTCTGAAAGTGAAATAGGATTAGATCCACCGAATTCAGTTTGAATATCTGATAATCCAACATTTGTACTTGGAACTGACATTACATTTTCTCCTTATTTAAATTTTCTACTTTGTCATTTAATTTTTTTACTGCTTCAATTAATAGACAAGTTAATCTATCATACTTTACAGCTTTTATACCATCAGATCTTTGAGCAACTGCTTCTGGTAATACTTCTTCTACTTCTTGTGCAATAACTCCAACATCTTTTTTTCTAACGAAGTAACCATCTTCACCACCTCGTTTATCAATATATTCTTTTTTCCAATCAAATAAAACTCCATTTAATTTTTTTAAAGACTCTATTGGATCTGGTATATTAGTTATATTTTCTTTGAGTGCAACATCTGAAGAGTAAAAAGCAGTGACATCATTAGTTGCTCTTATTTCTCCTGTTGTTGCTGAGGGAGTTGTGCCTACACCCAATGAATCTAATTGACCATCATGAAATTCTACATTATTAGTTGTTCCTAAACCTAAAGAATCTCTTACTGTTGAGCCTGATTCAGCAACAAAATTAGTACCATCTCCTACAATAAAACTACCATTTGCATTATCGAGATTTGATAAATCCTGTAAATTTTGTGTATTGTTTATTACCTCAACAACATTTGTGCCATCAGAATAAAGTATTGCACGAGTTTTTTCAGTTGTACCAAAAGTAAAACCCGTACCAGAAGTGGTTTTAAAAGTTACGGTAAAGGCACCAGTTGTTGCATTTTCTACAATATAAGTCTTTTCAATTCCATCTGGAATAACTACATTTTTATTTCCAGTAATAGTTCCAGTTAGTTTTATAACCTGATTTTTTCCATTTGATACAATACCGTTAGAAAAAGTTAAAGTTGCTGCTGTAGTAATTCCAATTGATTGATAACCACCTATTGCTTGCTCTAATATAAGTAGGTTAGTATTAGTAATCTGTCCCCAAGTACCTGAGTTTTCTCCGGTTGTTTGAACTGTTAATTTTAAATTAGCTGAAGTTGCGTTTGCCATATTTTAATTCCTTAATATTTAATTTTATTCTATTTTTACCTAAAATCAAGCTACTTCTTTCCAACCTGGAGGATCAACAGGAGCAGATCCTGTAGAAACTGGATTCCATATAATATTTTGTGTACTTCCTTGAGCCATTGTCATTGCTATTCCAGTTACTTCAGCACTTGCATCGTCTGCCTCTGCTTGACCTTCTTGCATAGTCAATTGGAAACCAGTTAAATCTATTAAAGTGTTGGCATCTAAAACAGCTGTACCAAGAGCTGCTGTCATAGGTAAAGCTGTTGCAGTAACATTACTATTTCCAGTAACTGCTTCATCACCTTCTTGCATTGTTAGTGGGAAACCTGTAATTGCAATATCTACATCAGTAAATCCTATAGCAGTTCCTAAGTTTGCATTTAATGCAATCCCTGTTACATCTATTGTAACATCAGTAAATCCTATAGCAGTTCCTAAATTTAAAGGTGTTGAAAATCCTGTAAGCGAAACATTTGCTTGTCCAGTTACTGTTTCATCGCCTTCCTGCATTGCTAATGAGAAACCTGTTAATGAAACATTTGCATTTGCTGTAACTGCAACTGTGCCTAGTGATAAAGGTAAAGTAGTTCCTACAAGAATACCACCTACAGTACCTTCTATTGAAATTGGAATATTAAATGTAGATGGACTTAATGTTGCAAAAGGTGCTTCTCCAAAAGCCTTTAGTGTATCTTGAGTGGTTCCTAAACTATTAACAATTAAATCAAAACCAGTTACGTCAATTTCTTGGTTTGAAGATTGACCAAGTGTTCCCTCTGCTGCAGTTAAAGCTTGACCTGTTGTTGCAACTAAAACTGATGAACCTCCAGTTGCTGATGCTAAAGTAGAAGTTAAAGCTTGACCAGTTGGATTAGCAACTACATCTCCAACAGGAATAAGTGAATTTTCATTAGCTGTTAATTCAATACCTGATGGATATACAATTACATCTGAAGCTTCTGCACCGAAAGGTGCCTCTGAATATGCTGTAACTCCCAGGGCCATGAATTAAGCTCCTGATTTAAGTTCTTCTACTTCTTTTTTAAGTTCTTTTACAGATTCAATTAATAAAGCAACAATTCTATCATACTTAACAGCTTTTATGCCATCTTCTCTTGTTGCAACTACTTGTGGTAAAACTTTTTCTATTTCTTGTGCAATAACACCTACGTCATTTTTTCTAACAAAATATTTGTCTTCACCGCCGTGTTGTTTAATATAGTCATCTGTCCAATCAAAAGTTACACCATTTATTTGACTAACTTTATCTAAAGGATTTTCAATATTTTTAATATTTTCTTTTAAAGATTTATCAGAAGAATAAAAAGCTGTTACATCATTAGTAGCTCTTATTTCACCAGTAGTTCCAGACGGAGCAGTCCCTACTCCAAAAGAGTCTACTTGAGTATCTTCAAATTCTACGTTATCTCCTGTGCCTAACCCTATAGAAGATCTTGCAGTAGCTCCAGTTTCTAAAACAAAATTAGAACCATCACCAACAATAAAACCTCCGTTAGTTACAGCTAAACCTGCAACATC